GACGCTTATCCGCAGATAACCCTGTACCCCACTTAAGTTGGCACCATCGGGCTTGCCCTTTGAGAGAGCAACTTATATATAGAATATCATCATTATGACAATATCTATTAATAAAAACTTATTAAATGTTAAAATTAACTACGGTTGGCACAGTCAAATAAATGACCTGCTACCTATGGTTAATGTATTACATCATAAGTCTCCCGATCTGAATGTTTATAAATTTAAGCGTTTGGTCGAGACCATGGTAGTCAACCATGGAAAGTTGGAGACAATCAAGAGATTAAAATCTTTTAGATTGGTCCTACAGCAGTATGCCCTTGGGCAGACTGTTGTACCAATCCCTTTCTGCAAAGCAGACCGGGATAGTTTTCCGAAAGCTATTAGCTTTCTTAAACCTGACTTAGACTCTGTATATAGTGTTCGGTACTCATTCTCAGTAATGAGAATTATTGATTCGTTCAAGATTTCTCCTGAATACTCAGTAAGTACTATAACCGATGAATCGACAGCAGACGAAAGTCTGGTTGAAGAGATATCAGAATATATACGAACATGGGACAAGCTAGGTATAATACCTAAGCTTGAAAAGTCACAACTTGTAATGAGTAATAGGGCAGGACCTAACGGTCCCGCTACTATTAATGCAATTAAAGATTTGACTGCCTTACGGCAGGATCCTCAATTATTGGATTCAGTATCTAAGTTAATGAAGATTACATCTCCATTTCTTGATATGACAAGTTACAAATCACACGAAGGAAGCTTTAAAACTTCCAAACTCATCCTGTTATCGGATAACGCGTGTAAAACACGTGTTATTGCAATAGCAGACTGGTGGTCTAATACTGCTCTCAATGCAATCCATAATGGATTCATGAGAAGCCTTAGAAGACTTTCGAGTGATGTGACACACAGACAAAGTGATATACCTTCTCTTGTTAAAAGATTAGGTAACCATTTATACAGTTCAGATATGACTGCATTTACAGACCGATTCCCAAGAAAACTTGAGGTCAGTCTTATTAACGCAGCATACGGTGCTGAAATAGGTGGGTTATGGGAACAAGTTGTCTCACAACGATACTTTAGTCACCCTAAGGGTGATGTCAAGTACGTCTGTGGCAACCCCATGGGCTTGTTAAGCTCATGGCCCGTGTCAACACTAACACATCATGCTGTAAAGCAATGGTGTGCTTATAAATTAGGGATAAAGAATTACAATTATCTAATCCTTGGTGATGACACTCTTGATAGTGATTCCAGGGTCTATAAGTTATACCTGGAGACTATTCAAAGGCTCGGTGTTTCCATATCACTCTCTAAGTGCACTCAAAGTGAATCCGGTTCAACCGAATTCGCAAAGAGGCTCTTTCTCAAAGGTGAAGAAGTTACAGGTCTCCCTGTTTTCTTAATCGAAGAGATACGCACGAAACCTGAACAAACTCTAGAGTTTGTCAGATTGATGCGAGAGAGAGGGTACGAGGATGATTATCTCGGCCCAGCTTTGGTTTCTCTATTATCGAACCACAAAAGTGGTAAGATGATAGCAGACATGTTGTCTCTTCCGGAATCAGTGACTGGAATGCCTCCATTGTTGGAGGTTAAACCAGAAAGCTGGGGATACTCATTGAGTATCCTACCAGAGGAGAGTCTAGATGAACTAGTACGTATTTCACGTAACTATGTCTTCTGGACTTCAACAGTCGGGATTAACAAGCCCGACTCACCAAAGAAAGTCTGTCAAATAACAGTAGAACCAAACCATCCGTTAGTTTTCGCACTTAGCGAACAACTAATGGATTATCTTCCGGAAACGGAAGACGAGTTTAGTATCTACAACTCATGGATGGAAGGAGATTATCGAAAGATGGCAAATGTGCCAAATATCGACACGTATAGGTACTACAACAAAGGACATTATGTCACTAAGTGTAAGTACGACGTGCTTCATGCTCTG